ATGTTCGTAGAACTGGTTTATGACAAGCGTAATGTTGAGAGGCTCGAAGGAGCCAGAGAGATCATTCTGGCTGAGCTGACGAAGCGGGTGCACCAGATTTTCCCTGGTGCCGAAGTGAAGGTGAAGCCGATGCAGGGGAATGCGTTAAATAGCGACGCCAGTAAAAGTGATCGGGAAAAGCTGAACCGCATGCTGGAGGAGATGTTTGAAGAGTCCGACATGTGGCTGGTGGAAGGCTAACCGAGAAACCCTGATAAAACTCCAGGTTATCTTCATCTGATTTTCACGATAGTATCTGCACAAATAAGAGTTTTGAGTGATGAGTGATGGAGCTATTCATGAGTACTGATAACGATAAAAAGAAGACTAAAGGCCTTAGAATTGGCTTTTATACTGGCTCAGAAAACATGAGAAGCTCCCGCCCCACTGTTATAGCTAACGCCTTTGAGGCCCTTTACGCTAAATGTGAATCATCTCCTGATAGAGCACATTTTCTCGAGTTTGGTGAGCGGCATCTTAAAATCCAATTCATTGAAAAGGATAGCGTTAGTAACACATTCTTTGGCTACATCTCTAGAAAGAGAAATGGTGCTCATCTTGCGTACATAAGTGATGAAAGCTGGGTTGAAGAAAAAATACCGTTAATTGGCTCCAAGGTATTAACTGAGAGGACTTTTTTCCTCTACTATCCTGCTACTGATCTTTTAGTTCTTTCCTTAAACCATTTGGGACCTAAACACAATGATTTAGCCTATATGCTCTTCAATACGATTTCTTCTCCTATATCGTTCGAAGCTATATGGCGACAGGAAAGCATTAAAGAACTCCTTGAAACGGGCTCAGCGCTACGCAGTTGCGAACTGTCTCTCGCAATTCCAAGAAATTTGAATGAAACCAGCTACGATTTGAGTGGTGTATTTGCTAAGCAAGTAATCGCTATGGCTAAGGGAACAGCTTCCAGTCACCTAACCCTTTTACTCCGTGGGCAATCACCTATTAAGAAAAAAATGAAAGGTTGGCTTACTGCAGATGTTAAAGAAAGTATTAAAGAACTTCTCGAAAAATTCCCCTCTGGCGATGGCGGGCTTGAGGTCGAGAAAGCTGATGTTGTAGTCCAAGGTGACAGAAAGAAAAAAAGCTTGGTTGACCAAGTTCTTACACTAAAAAAACTTGTTCTGATCCAAAATGATGGTTATCCAGCAGATTCTGATGTAAAGGCTGCTATGATACAGGCAAAATTAGAAAACTCACGTTATCTTAGCCATTACGAATTGCCTGCTAGTTAGGCTGAAAGGCAGAAATTATGAGCCAATTAACAATTTTTTTTGGAAAAACAGCCCTAGCTGTAGTACTGACATTCCTTGGGGTGCGATACCTTTCCCCTATGGATCACTCAAGTATAATATCTGTAGCGGGTGTTCTTTCGACCGTTTCAGGAATTCTATTTGGTTTTGTTTTAGCTGCCATAACAATTTTCACCAGCGCTGATAGCAGCAAAGGAGTGCTAGGTGCTCTAAAAAAGAATAATGCATTAAAAGATATAATTTGCGGACTAATAGCTACGGGAGCTACCTTGATCGCATCTTGCGTGTTCCCATTACTAGCAATGTTTGTCCAAGGTAAATTTTACAACCATCAAGTTGATTATTTGTTAATTCTTTTGGGGCTCTCATACTTAATCGTGTCCATAACAACTTTCTTCTTCAGTTGGAAAAATCTCGCATTAATCATTCCACACCTGTAACCCGGTTTTATTCCGGGTTTTCTTTACTCTTTCTCAGGCATGTTTAGCATCCGACGCAATTTTTCATTCACTTCTTTCTGGCTACGAGTGAACGCCACCTCAGCTTCAACTTTTCGCTCTTTGTCCCTGAGCTTGGTAGGTTCGACTTCCACTGCTAACAGCGCAGCCTGACAATCTTCTCTGGTGAACAGATACGGTGATTTAGGTCTGCTGCTGACACGGTAAGCCTTAAGCCTGCCTTCCAGAACCCACTGAGTTACGGTAGCCGTAGAGATACCAAGTAGTTCAGCAGCTTCCTTTCGTGTCAATGTTAGCTTTTCCAAGAAAACGTCCATTTATCATTTAGCAAGGAGATTATTAATTGAACATATATTTGATGGATCTGAAAGAAGTTTGTAAAGCTGTTGGATTCAAAAAGGTATCCATTTACAGTTGGATGAACGCGGGTGAATTCCCAAAATCCATTAAAATAGGTAGATCCGTAAGGTGGTTGTCAACGGAAGTGGAAGAATGGATAGCCGAAAAGATTCGTGCAGCGAGACAGGAAAAATAGCGATTTTTCAAGGAGCCATATGTGGTTAGAGCCTGAGTTCCAGACAGTTCGCCGGGTTGGGCTATAAAATTGTGCAGGCCGCCAGTTTCAATATCACCGGCGGACTGCCTTATCTTTAGTCACCACCCACCGGAAATTTTTTATAGAGGGTGGACACTCCCACATCATAAATAATCGCTACCTGCCGCCGCGGTACTCCTGCCCTAATCAGGCGCCCGGCCTGCGCCCATTGCTCCAGGGTGAGCTTTGGACGCCTGCCACCAATACGACCTTTTGAACGCACCACTTCCAACCCGGCGCTGGTACGCTCAACGATCAGCTCACACTCCATTTCAATGCCAGAACGGCAAGGCTCCTCCTGAGCGAAAAGGACTTTTTTTGAAAGTTTCTGGAAAATAAAAATAGTACTATTTGAGCATTAATTGAATCAGCCGAATTTTTCTAATTCATCAATCAGATGGACATAGCATTTGCTATAAAAAATAAAACTATTCCTGCTATCTATATATATAAATGAGTTATGTACATATAAAAGGATCATTACCGTGACAAAAATAACTTTATCTCCCCAGAATTTTAGAATCCAAAAACAGGAAACCACACCACTAAAAGAAAAATCAACCGAGAAAAATTCTTTAGCAAAAAGTATTCTCGCAGTAAAAAATCACTTCATCAAATTAAGTTCAAAATTATCGGAACGTTCTATTTCGCATAAGAACACTGAGTCTTCTGCAACACACTTTCACCGAGGAAGCGCATCTGAGGGCCGGGCAGTGTTGACAAATAAAGTCGTTAAAGATTTTATGCTTCAAACGCTCAATGATATAGATATTAGAGGTAGTGCGAGTAAAGACCCCGCATACGCCAGCCAGACCCGTGAAGCTATACTATCGGCAGTTTACAGCAAGAATAAAGATCAGTGTTGTAATTTGCTCATCAGCAAAGGGATCAACATAGCGCCTTTTCTTCAGGAAATTGGCGAAGCAGCGAAAAATGCAGGTCTGCCCGGAACAACCAAAAATGACGTTTTTACGCCAAGCGGCGCAGGGGCCAATCCTTTTATAACTCCGTTGATTTCATCAGCAAACAGTAAGTATCCACGTATGTTTATCAATCAACATCAGCAGGCATCCTTTAAAATCTATGCGGAGAAGATCATTATGACAGAAGTTGCACCACTGTTTAATGAGTGTGCTATGCCGACTCCACAGCAATTCCAACTGATACTAGAAAACATTGCTAATAAATATATACAATACACTCCCTGAACACAGAAAAACCAAAAAATATGCGGAGCCTCTTCCTGATTAATATGAACCAATAGTATCCATAATTTTCCCCAGGAACTAACTCCGGAGCTAAACCGTCATTTACCAGTGCTAAAATTATACACTCAACCATCAAAATAATAGCCATTGCTGCTATATAACATATAGCAGCAATCTCTACTACATAGCTATATTTTTATAACTGAGATGGTTTCTCCGGCCAGTCAGGATTTAAGGTATCCACCCGGTTTACCAGCACCCTGTATTTTTTCCATTCGTCGAGCTGCGCTTTCTCATCATCTGTTGCGATATCAAGATCAACAGCATCCTGTAACGGCGCGATTTTTTCAGATGCTATTTGCAGGAGCCTGTTTTTGGTTTCTTCAGCTTCACGAAGTCTGGCTGCGGCCTCCGCAGCTTCATCATTCACCCAGACCTGAGTCTTACTATCCCATTTTTTGTATCCACCACCTGGTGAAACTGATGTGGCATTTTCGGGCAACGGGCCAGGTTCGGAGATATACATCTGATTACCGGTTGTTGTGTCGTATACCGTCTCGCCGCGATGATCCTCCTGCAGACTCCATGTTTGGGTTTCAGCGTCAAATACAGCGATATGACTGGAGGGAATATCAGGAGGGGCGAGATCAGTACAGTTTGCCGGTAATCCAGTGTGCGGCGGGATATATGCATCACCTGCGCCAATAAATTCGTTTGTATCTGAACGAAGATTAAAAATTTTAATTGTCTGCGCCTGTTCGCTCATTTTAAAAGTCATTATGCCAGCCTCACTATGTAGTTAAATGCAATATTTTTAACCGTGGTTTCCGCATTACCGTCTGCGTCCACAATAACGACGTGTCCGTGTGGACCGATATACATGGTGTGCTCATGTCCTCCGATATAAACTGTATGTGCATGGTCGCCAGCGGCCTGTGTCCACGCATCACCTCCAGGCTGAAATGAGGTGTGACTGGAGTCTCCATAGAACGAGTTGATATAACCGCCAAACTCATGTGTATGACCACCCGTTGTATTGGTCGATTTCGTACCATAATCAAAGGATGAGGTAGATTTTGTCCCTAAATCAGTATCCTGCGCCCGCGCGGTGTGTCCGTGCGCCTTGTTGCCGTCCATTTCCTGTGAGAGCACGGCTCGACCGCTGGCGGGCTTGCCTTTGATTGTCCAGCCCCGCAGATCCGGAATAACGCCGGACGGATACGCTATAGCCAGTAAGGGATATACGTTCTTATCAAATGTTTGCCCCTGCATCAGGGCGTAACCGGCTGGGGTAGCATCAGACGGCCATGCTATCGGCGCCCCTACTGGATGCGAATCCGGAGGTGGGTTTAGTGTGGTGTAGAGCATTGCCCATTCGGACCACTCAGCGTCGGCGGTATCCCGATGACTGCGAATATATGCGGGCGCTGGCGCACCGTTAACCCCGCTCCAGCCAATGAGGATTTCCCCATCACCGGTTCCGGTCAGACGCAAAATATTCCCGTATTGCGTTGGATAACCGTTATTGTAAACCTCGCCCATTATCAGGCCGCTATCACTGCCTCTTGTCGTACCAGTCAGTGCTGGAAGCGCGCCGCGTGATGCCAGTCTGTTCGCTGCAACAGCCGTACCGTTGGCAGGAAGCGCTCCGATATTTTGTACAAACAGCGGTTTGTCCGGGATATCCGCACCACACTGGCTTTTAGCCATGTAGTTTTTATCACTTTCGGTTTTGCTGTAGACCTCAAGACTGGACCGACCTTTGGCCTTATCCGGTACGTCGGACAGGTTCTGGTCCTTCTGCAAATATCGTGAACCCAGATAAATTTCAAGGGGATTCAGCACGGAAAAATAGGTTTTTGTATTATCCAGAACGCATAAGACAGGAGCATCTTTAATAATATCATTGGCCGATAACTCTGCTTTATTCCCCTTGTATAATGGGAATATGCCAAGCACACGTCCTCCCATCGTCAGTTGCAGAGTGCTGGCACCGGTATTGTTTAGCGCCGGAATAACCACAAGTGGAGTGCGCAACGTCCAGTCGGCTCCACCATTGACGAAATAAGTTGCTGGTAACTCCAGCGTCAGATTATTTTCTGTACCTCCGGCCACGCCAGCGACATAATGCCCACTCTGGAGCTCTTCAATTTGTACAAACTGATTTTCAGATCCTCGCGTCGCAAAATTCGCTATAACGTCATTCAGTGACCATCCCTTCGCTGTTGTACCTTCCTGACCGCGAATAACCGTCAGCATGTCATTATTAACTGCTGTCAGATGGCATACCTCAAAAACTGTTTCTTTTGCGTCTGTCAGTGTAATTTTGGCGTAAGTTTTAAGAGGGTTTGAGCTGTTCGCATAATCGCTGGTAAGCAAATTAGCAAACATCGCTCCCGCACCAGGCATCACCTGAATGGTCGTCTGGCTGGCGGTAATATCAGCCGCCAGTGAGGAGACAACATTATTTCCGAATCCAATAATCATTGCTCGACCACCGTTACCGAATAGGTATAAATAAATGGGAGTTTCACCAGCGACTGGTCAATGGCATCTTTAAGAAAGTGCCCGACACCATCGCCATAGTCAGGAATGGAGACAAAAAAAATACCCTTATCGGGCATCACGCTAATATCAAAAGTGGACTGAACCGGCGGGTCTATTCCGTTGGCCCCGTGTATAAAGCGTGCAAGCCGTCGTTTGAACCAGTTGATACAGAAGTGAGAACCATCGCCTTTATAAAAATTCCATGTCAGTATGCGTTTAAAATAGTCGTCCGGTACATATGACGCTGAACCGGGAACATAATTTCTCAGTTTTGCATACGCAACATTATTGTACTCAATAGTGTTATACGCCCCACGAGCAATGGCATCCTCGGAGATTTGAAGCAAGGGGCGTGATTCCCCATAAATACCCGCCGCAATCCAGTCCAGCAGTTCACCGGTAATCGCAGGGGAGGTCCAGCAAGGTAAATTCAGGTTGTTAAAGTAATCAAGATAACCCTGTGCCAGTTTGTTATAAGCATCAAAAAAGGCAACTATGTCCGGATCGTCATTATATTGCGTATAGGGGTAAGCCGGAATAATGCTGTCAAGAAGAGCTGCCATATTGCTTAACCTGAATTTGTGAAGATGAAGTGGAAAAATAGGCGTAATTATCGCCATAAACCAGACTGGAGTCGGTTGCAGGTGGGACAATTTTCCCGTTTATACCAACCTGAATGTCAATCATTGATACCAGGGAAGGCGCAACCAGTCCCGACACCGAACTAAGGAAGATATCCTGAACCTCGAAAATATTTATGGGCTGTCCTACTGCGATTGCATTGATATAGCCAGCAATGTTTTGTTGTACCGCTTTTGCTATGCCGTCCGGATCGATGTAGGTAGTGGAGGCAGTATTCCAGGTAATCAGAATTGTCGCGTTCTGAGAGGAAGGAACCACAAACGGCACTTGATACACATCCGGATACACAGTGATTGCGATGGTCTTCTTCTCCACCGGTGCGCCGGATGGGTTCGAAACATCATTGGTCAGAATGGAAATATCCGGTACGGCCTTGTAAATGGCGTAGGCCACTTCGTAGGGGTCACCGCCGCCAACAACCGCAACCCAGCGCCCTAAGGTCGCCTGTCTGTACGAGATCAGATTCTCCTGTACGCCATAAACATTTTTCAGTTCAATCCGGTAACAGTCAGGTGTTCCCTGTACGCCATACATACCGGCCTGGAATACCTGGGCACGGTATGAAGAAAAAGTCTGTTCCTGCGCGCCGGGTAATCCCGCGGTCAGATTGGTACAGGTCAGATTGTACGTATTCGGTACTGAGGTTTTTATCTGATTCACCGTACCCGCGGGTACTGCCCAGGAGCCCCCGGTTGTTGCCAGGCAATAGACAGGCTCAGTTTGCCCACTTTCCGGGATCATCGTGTCACGCTGAACGGTATAGGTGTAGGTTCCATCCCCGACCATAAAACCTTTCGGTATGGCAAACCCGGGCGGACCACTGAACACCACATAAACCGATGTATTGGTTCCCTGCCCTTTCTGGACGCCGTACATATCACCCAGTTGTGCAAGCAGGTGTACATTTGCCGCATACGGGCTGCATGAGTTAATCAGGTCAACCCGCGCCTGATCACATACCACAAGCGCGCCGACACTCGTACTGACCATATCCTCAATCAGCGATCCGGGTAAATTTGTGGTTATCCCCGGGGACAGCGCTGTTGCAGTATCAATAACCAGTTGCCGGAGTTCATCCGTCGTTTTAGGAACCGGGCCGGCAATATCATAACTAATGGGTAAATCACTCATATATATACCTGAGCCACTATTTTAGAGCCTGAGTTGGTAATCGCCGAAATGTTGTAAACAGGGGGGTCAACATCCGCCAGCGCAATCTGCAGGGAGGAAAAGTATTTGCTGAACTGCTGCTGGAGCCGGTTTACGTAGAAAGTCGGCAGTATCTGCTGAATAACTGAGCCGTTAGCCGGTATACCGTGATTAGCAAAAAACGGGGACTCCTGCGGGGACAGCTTCAGATTCTGCACCAGCGTTGTGAGATACACAGAATCGTTAAACCCGTTTTCGTCAGTCGTGACCGTTACCCACTTCCCGTCTTTATCTCGTCCGTATGTCCTCATTCGGTAATACTCCCGTTGAATTGTGACGTTGGCCCTCCGGTATCCTGTCCGTCATTACCATTGCTGTGCCTGTGGCTGTTAACCCACTGAACCAGTTTTTCCCAGCCCTCCAGCATGATTTTCGGGCTGGTGCTGGCCGCACTGTCAGTCAGTGTTCCACTCTGCCCTGTCAGCGACCAGGTACCAGCGGTGAGCGTCAGAACGGTACTGCCCACCGTCACTTCGAATTTTTCAGGTGTGGCAATCGTGATACTTTCCGGTGTGAGCAGAAACGTAGTGTTGCTTTTCGCATCACGAATGGTTACCCCCTCCGGTCCGTACAGCGTCAGTACCTGACCATCGACGTTCTCCCACTCCGTGTTACTGATGGGTAAAAACACCAGCGCACTGAGATTTGCGGGGGGCGTCAGATCAGCCGTTCCCCCTCCGAGGCCGCTGGCGCCGCCCAGGTAGGTATCCGCCGGGATGACTATCCCCTTATCTCCTTTTTGCATCGGGTATCTGATGTACTGGGGGCCGAATAGCGGAATGGTCAACTGAGGTAACGTGTAAGGAATGTCCCGCAGCAAAAAGGTAACAGTGACCATTTTCCCGGACTGACTGACGACCTCTGCGGGTAAAATCTTTCCGGCCATCTGCATAGCGGCGGCTATTTTCTGGTCGGCGAAATTATTCATATTGCCGCCAAAATTGAGTTTTTTATTTATACTCATGTTGCAGCAATCCCCCCTGTTGGATGCGCCTCGATAACAGTTACCCAACTGTTTGCGTCCGGTTGCCTGCTGTTACCCACCAGACGTACCGAAGACACCAGAAGATCCCCCGTAAAAGCCGAGTCATCACGAAACTGTGAGTATGACGATGCCTGGATCATCGGCCTTAATTTCTTCGGCATCCGGATATAATCGCCCACCTGAATATCGCTGCGCATGACGCAGGGAATACTCACCGTACCAAACTGGATCCAGGTCGGCTGACCAACAAGATCGGTAAATTCAATTTGCACGGGATTTTGACTTCTGTAAGAGGCGCTTTTTCTGGAGTCTTTATCCTGGTGGTTAGCAAAATCGTTATCGAATACCCGGATCTCCCTGCCGTTCACCATCGCTATTTCAACACCGGAATAATTACTGTCCTTAATGATGCTTTTACTCAGCGACTTAAGTCTGGTTGCAAGTTCCTGGAGACTGCCGCAAAACATATTACTGTCATAATTATTCACCAGACGATCGCTGATACTGACTGAGAACCGGTAGTCACCTCCCAGCGTCTGAAAGCATTGCGTCAGCGCGACAGAAAGTTTAACCCCCTTATTCCACGGCACCGTTAAATTTACGGGTGCCAGCGGTAACGGGTTAACGTCAGACACAGGACCGGCGGTCACAATGAGATCCAGCCGTAACTCGGTCCCCTGCCAGTTCCCCAGCACCTGCCAGATTGTCCCTTCCAGCACCAGTCCACGCTGTTCCGGTTTCGCCAGCGGCAACCCTTTTGACATTCCCACCCACATTTTTATGGTCATGCCAAACATATCCTGTCTGGCCTGTTGCATTTCCTGCGGACTGATGCCCCAGACAGTGATGCAGCTCTGCCCTTTGGGAGTGGATTCACCAAAACGGAGAAGGTCGAATTCAACCATCAGGCACCCCGGGTTAAATACCCCGTTTTTCAGGCTACTGTACTGTCTGTACAGCGTTCCGGGGTTACCCTTAGCATCCGGAGCATTAAAAATCTGAATGTCGTAGAAACGCATCAGTTAATTACCTCGATCTGACCGTCAGAAACACGCCATACCATTCTGGTTTTGCTGAATGCCCCCACCAGTAAATTAATGTCGTAATCCTTTGGGGAACCAATAACCGGAATTGTCAGTTGCCGACGGCCTGAGTTATCCGTGATATTGAGGTACCAGCGCTGGGCGGCAATATTCCATTTCGTCTGGCAGTTATAAACCTCGCCATCGAGAACGGGAGTAAAGACCATGCTTTTCTGTTCGTTACCGGAGAAGGGATAAAAAGACACGCTCATAAATTAAATGCCCCGCTCAGTTTTCCGATTAAGCCAATAACTGCACCCGATACACTACTGCCGAGTGAGGTATTACCAATCGCCGAGATGGTACTGGTCCAGGCACTTTCTGTTGCCTTGTCCCCGTTATCAATCTTATTCAGATAACTGTTTATCGCCTGTTCAGCCCCGGTTTCAGAAAGCAGTGGTTGCTCAAAATCCCATAACCATTGCCGCTGCGGTAAAGCATCATTCGACCCGGTAACATCACGCACTGTCCTCAGTATGCAGTTGCTGTAAATAATTCCCGGCGTTGCCACAATAAACGTTCCACCAAGACTGGCGTGCGCCTGCAATACGGCCTGCAACGAACTCAGCGTGACCAGCTTTGTCATAGCACCGGTGTTTTCATTTACCGGCGCATCCATCAGCATTGGAATGCGCAGTGGCTGCGAGAGAAGCGCGTTTGCTGCCACTGCCTGATTTGCAAACGGATAACGACCAATGTCGTAATCAACCATTGTCCCACCGGGCGCCGCTCGCCAGTGGCAGAAATACTTATCCAGATCCGTCAGTTCAATAGCGCCCCCCATCAGACCTGAAACGTAGCTGGCGCTCTGGGTCAGGGCAACTATCGGCAACATGCCGCCGGGTATACTCTGCGCCACACCATCGCAGAGAATAACCGGGGAGATTTCAAAACCGAGCTTGTAGAGCTCGCGGGTAAATGACATTAACCGAACCCTCCAAGTTGCGTACTGGATACAACTGCATTACCGCCGGTATTGTTATAAACAACAAGTCCCTGAGCATGACCACGCTTCTGGTTATCCAGAATTTGTTGCAGTATCTGGTCAGTTTTCCCCGACCCCTGTTGTACTGGTTGTACGACAGGGTTACTTGTGCTGGTACCGGGCAATTCAGAACCATACTGGGCAAGATATTGTCCCCGCACGCTGTCGGATGGATTTATATCCTGCAAAGATTTTTTCTGCGATTCCTGAAAATGACCTCCGGCATTATTGATAATCTGTATAACCTTCCCTTCACTTAACCGGGAGCCAGCACCTTCTTTTACTGACATGGCAGTAATTAATTTCGCGAGCGTCCGGGTATCATTTAAATTCAGCTTTTCGAATTCGCTGCGGCCAGTCGCATTCACAACATGCCCGATATATGCTTTCGTATTGTTCTCGTTAGATGGAGCCCATTTACTGATAATATCGTGGATATTGTTGATGCCCTTTGTGCCGTATATTTGCAGTTGTTTTGCAGCAGCGAGAACGCCTTCATCCAGGCTGGGGAACACAGCAAATTTCCCGCTTCTGGTATTGGCGGTTTCATAACCTGCGGCATAACGTAAATTCGCAGGATTATTGAACCTGTCAGCAATGGTTCGCCCCTTAGCATGAACATCAGCCTGTGTCCCGTCGACCGGCTTAACATCTCCTGATGCAAAGAATTTTTTTACCCCTTTCAGCCACGACCACACTCGCGGATCATCATCCCCACCCGGGGTGTAAGTCTCACTGGTAACGGGATCGGTGCGCTTCTCGTCGCTGAGTATCGATGACCGGGATTTAATGTCATCCGTCGTGATGTCGGATTTACCACTTATCCAGTCAATGACTTTGCCGATAACCCGACCAAGCCGCTCCACACCGGATATGAAAGCTTCAACATCTTTCTGGAATTCGGGGGAAGCCAGATAGTTACCAAACCGGCGTATACTATCTGAAAGGCCATCAATCCATTTTCCCAGTTCCGGCGATTTAAGGACCGTTTCAATCGCGCCGGAAAAGGCATCCGAAAGTTTTCCCAGCTCCGGCGCCAGCGGTGCCAGTCCCCGGATAAACGTATTCCCGATACTGACCTTACTGCGGTCGAGCTGAATGTTGAAATCCTGCCACTGGCGAAGTTGCTGGTCCGTCAACTGAAGGCGGCGGGTGTCCTGCTGTGCCTGTTTCGCCATCGCATCGATTTCTTCATCGCTCATTTTTTTGAAGCGGTTCAGATCGTCAAGGGTGAAATAGTTCGTCAGCCCGTAGGCTTCAGCCCCCTGCTGCGTGCTGCCGTTACGCACAAAAATATCACGCGCCGCTTTTATCATTTCAGGCAAAAGCTCAGCAGGATCCCTGTCCGGGTTATCGACGCCCATTGCCCGGAACTGCCAGCGTTTACTCAAATCAAGCTGCGCATCACGTATGGCGCCCAGAGTTCCGACAGGATTACCCAGCGCTTTCTGAAAATCGACAGCAGTCGAATTAAGTCCGCCTGCCGTCGTCCCCAGCCCCATCGCAGTAAACCGTTGTGCGGAGGCATTGCCGGCCAGGTGGTTAAGCCCCCACAGACCGCCCGCACCAGCCAGCCCGGAAAAAAGCCCCAGAACGGTTCCCCATGAAAGCAGGCTGGTTGTAGCATCTTTAATATGACCTGCCAGCGATTTCGCATCCTTGCTGGCTTTATTCAGGAAATTGCGCGCACCGCCGGACTTCTTGTTAAACTCCGTCTGGGTTTTTGTGGCCTTCTCCAGATTACCGTTGAGTCGATCGAGACCGTCATTAACAGATGCTAACGCCGCAACGCCATCAGCGAACGCTTTTGTAATCCCCTCCGTACCATCCCGGACACGTTCGGTCTCCTTTGCGGCCTCGCCGAGTCCGTGAACCGCCCCCCGCCATTGTTCAGGTAATTCGCTGAGTGCTTTCTGGTATTCATTGAATTTTTCCAGAAACGACTGAAATTTCTCGTCCTGAACATCAATTTCGACAATGGATTTAGCCGCCATTGAAATACCCCTTGCGTCTTATTTCCTCCAGAATGAACCGCTGCCGGAAATGGAGCGGGCTTTTATATTCGCCGCAGCCCAGTTCACGGCAGAGGTGACTGAAGCCTTCGCATGAGGCCCATGTCAGGAGGGTATGTGTGAGGGTTCCGGCAGGGCTTCCGGGGTCGGGGTATCGGTAGCCGTTTTCGACGTCGGTAAAGAATCGCGATACGCCATAGCGCTCAATGACACAAGTTGCCCACTGTACATATCGAGCGCTTTCCCCACCGTCGGTGCGATCAGGTTCGCTTTCTGAATGGCAGAGCTCACCATAAAAAAAACGACCTCGCCCTCAACTTCCCGGTACTCATCATCGGTGATAATTTCCTGCCTGAATGCAGCCTCCAGCGAAGACGTTTTCCAGGTTCCGTTATCGTTCCAGATGACCGTTGTCAAACGCTGTATCTCATCGACAATATTCGGCGTTCCTGGCTGAAGATCTCCTGCCTCCTGCCGCGCTTTGATGATTTTTCGCAGCATCATCGCCGCCACGCGGGGCGCACCTACCGAACCCACCAGGGAGAAAAAATTATTGAACAGATTCCCCAGCAGTACGCAATTTTCCTCAACGACTTCATACGGAAGCGGCACAATGTGCAGATACACCAGTGAGCCGTCATCGCGGGTGATGGTGCTGACAAAATTCAGTTTTCGGTCAATTTTCACGGCCATTAGCCCCACATTTTATCGTTGGTGATCAGATAACCGGAAATCGTCACGACATATCCGGCATCCATACCGTTGATGGTCAGTTCATTAAAATTCACCAGATATGCATTCAGGACCGTGTAGTTTCCGAAGGTGCTGGCATCCGGCGTGATAACGACCTCTCCCAGCGACGTATCAGAAGCGAAACGGTTCTGATAGCTCGCCGCCAGCCCCTGCGTTCGCAGTAAATGCATCGTGATCGTTACCTGCTGATAAGGTACCTGGCTCCCCACGGTTCCGGTCAGTGTGGGGATAATGTCCGTTGCAGCCGAATCCGGCCGCATACTGATAGCATCCTTACCCAGAAATGACGCGGTGACATTCAGCGCCGGAATATCCGTGACAGTTACCGCACCCCTGACACGGTTAAGAAAGCCCTGCGGTACTAATGGATTTGGCATTTATTACGCCCCCACAAAATTGGTCACGTTGAGATTAAAAGTGATGGACTCAAAACCACGACGCGGGGTGACAACCGCACTCAGGCCGTTATATTTTCCATCGGCGTAATCGGACTGATTCAGGCTGGTATAGTCAGCGAACGGTACTGCGTTGATGACCGCGTTCCCGGCATAAGAGCCTTTTTCATATTCCGCGTTGAACGATTCCTGCGTGAGCTGCGTATCAATTACCTGACCGAGAATTAGCCCGTAACTGATACCGGAACGGAGAGTTTTCAAAGCGCGCCGTTGCAGGCGACCAATTCCCTGCTGATCGTAATAAAGCGGGTTAACGGTAGTGTTAGAACCGTTAATCACTTCATTAGCCAGATCCAGCTCAAGGTTGATTGCGCACCAGGCGACGGAGTACCAGTAGTTAAACGGCATACCATCGAGCATGTGACCGGCCACCAGCATTTTATTGCTCAGTCCGCCTTCTGCCGCCGTGCCGATATAGTTGATATGGTTATCCTGCAGGGTTTTCAGCAGGGTGCCGTTACCTGCCGGCGGATACTCCGTTACGCCATACATAAAGCGGTACGCCATCGGCGGAACCATATTGGAGGAACCCGGATCGTTTGCCAGTGATGACTGGAACGGCGCCGCCATCGAGAACTCAGTTGCGCCAATTGACGGTGCCTCAACCCCGGCAAAAACATTCGGATATTTGCCGGATACCCATTCCTGGTACGTCGCAATCGTGGTTGTGACGAAAAATTTCACCAGCGCGCCGGGCGAAGTGTAATTGTTCGCCAGCGTTTTAAACGTCGGTTCGGCGTCCCATTCCCTCGGCACAAGGTAAGAGAAAAACTTCTGGTATGTGTTTCCCAGAGAAGTATCTTCATCAATGAACGTACTGAGGGCTGCAACCGCAGATTTTACACTCATCTCACCCAGCTCAAGGACATAAACAGCCCGGCTGGTCCCCTGCGCCCAGTACGTGGTGTTCATCTGCTGGAGTTCTCCGGCGGCAACAGACGTTACGGTTCCTGTAGCCGTTGCTGTACCGGGGTCACTGTTCAGGGGGTAGGTAAACGTTTTTTCACCTGTCACAGACGCTGTATATGCCCCGTTATAGGCGGCAGGCGCAGCACCAGAAATCACAACAGGGATCGTTTCATCAATGGACCAGCCATGATTTTCTGAAAGAGTCACCGTGACGGTATTCCCGGCCCACGTAAGCGAAGAAATAGCTTTTGCTGGCGCAGCGATATTTTTTAGATCGTCTTTGGACGTCAGCAACTGATAACTCCCCGCCGCCAGCGTGGTGCCCCCGGTTGATACCAGAGCACCTGACTTTAACAACTGGGAGGGTTTCGGCGGACTGGTCACCGACACATTGATATTTACTATTGCCATTTGGGTTATTTCTCCACATAAATGGACGGAATTGCAGACGTGATCAGCCTGCGGGCGACGTTCCTCATCCGCTGCTGGTAGTAGTTAACTTTGAATTTGACCTTTTTCCGCATGGCGATAATGTTGAGCTCATTCTGCGTGATGCGCTCATCCTGTATCACCGGAATATTCATTACGCCCATTTCGGCTTTATCGCTGAGCGTGTAGTCCTGCACATAGCGCAGGAAATCCTCAACGGCAGCATTACGCAGGCCCGTCACGGTGATCGTCACGTCTTCAGAAACCAGTTGATACTGGTTCTGCTTCTCGTCGAGACAGAAGGCTCCGGCCACCGGGCTCGGTTCTCCGCATTTCACTGTGGCGTAGGGCGGTACGAGGTTTTGTACGGAAAGCATTGCCGGGTACATCGGCATGAACTGACTCAGCGAGAGCCAGATCGGTAATGAGTTGGAAACCACCACATCCGCAAGGTCGATATCGTCGGCAGAATTAATAATCTGCGACATCATATGCGGATAAATGGCATGTCCGGTGTAATGGTAAATGTTCGCTGGTTCGTTCAGCCCGGAACGGCGCGAGAAAGCAAACTGAATACCGTAAAACTGACCGATATAAAGCACATCAGAACCAATATCATTAAACGGGTCAATATCGGCCTGTGCGGTGAAGGTCACCACGTTTTTATCGTAGAGCTGTTCTTCATCCTGGATAGATTCGGTGGTCAGGTGCAGGTAGCCTTTTACCACCTTTGTATCCGGTTCAGTATCAGGATCATCCGCAAGAACTGACGCCTTCACCCAGAAAACAAAACCATCAAGGGGAAGCACTTTCCGGACATATTTAGTAAACGTAACGGATGCCGAACGGCTGATATCATCCAGCCCCTGCACCAGCGACGCATTGAGTTCTGTCTTTGCCTGTGACAGTTCACTGAGGGAAGGCATTCAGCACCCCGCTTACCCAGGCGCGCATTGACGCCTGAAACATACCGGTATCGATAAAAGAGGGCCGCGGTTCCCCTTTCCTGTTTTTAAAACGCTTGCTAATCCCCTCCAGTGCACGGGCAGTAGGCACACCTTCTGTGCCATTCATCTCTTCGTTATCAAGGAAAGCGACAAAGAGATGATGTACCTGTGACATGGATTCCGCGAAGGGATCCGCAGGAAGCGGTGCGCCTGCCAGCATATTTTCGAGACCGGCGGCAAGGTCATTACTCATCATCTGTGCAATTTCCTCGCCGTGGCGGTCAAAGAACGTCTGCATGATCCGGTATTTCCCTTCAAGAATTTCGGCCACATCGCCGGTGGTCGTATTCTCGTTTTCATAGGGAATGTCCATCACGCCCAGGTGAAGTTTCACGTCAGCCCCCACAAATCACCGTACTGCTGCGCAATTGCCAGATACCACCGACCATACGGGTCCTTGAGTTGTTGCAGATCTGCAAGAGAGAGGTTTTTCAGTGCGTCACTGACAACCCGCGTCTGACTGGTTGATTCATCGGAAGAGGCGCTGATAACGCCAGCAGTAAAATTGTTGATACCCAGTTTTTCGCGTACCGGACCGAAAGCGACTTCAGGACCGAAGTTAAGCAGAAAGGAGGCCGCGAGGTTATAAACAGCCTGCGAATACAGAACCGGGCTGATACAGGCGATCTGCCGGTTCACCCAGTCCAGGGACATTGACCAGGAGAGACTAACGGCCGGATCGTCATCGGCTAACGCGTCGGCATTAACTCCCATCGTATTACGGATAAACAGGATAAATCCGGCCAGTTCAGGCATGACACACCCCGCTTATTTTTTCTTTTTAGTTCCCGTGTTAACCGCCAGTGTTTCATCAACAAACGCTGTTTCGTCACGGTCATCGGTGGCGTTCAGTCGCTGCTCTGCACTGACAGATAGCCGTTTTCCTGCTCAGTGAGTGCGTTATTTGTTGCCAGTACGGAAGCCTGACGGCGATCGTGCGCTGCACGGTTCAGGTGACCATCGTTATCCCGCATGGCCTTTTCGATAACCTTCGACGACACCGGCTTATCAATGCTGTAACACAACCCGATATAAATACGGTTCTGGTCGATTTTTGTCGCATCAATCAGACCATAATCGGCGTGCTGCTGAATAATAAGGTCGATTTCGGCGCGGGTACCGTCAATGACAACGGCCTGAGAGCCTGCATTAATCGGGTGATAAACAAGACGTCCCGTCTCCGGCTTGCGCCAGGCGAAATCGTGGCGCTGTTTGGTGGTGTTGGCGATGTACAGTTTCATGTTTACTCCTGGGTAAAAAATCCCCGCGCACCCTCCGGCACGCAGGGAAATCAGCGAGGGAAAATTAATCGCTGTACTTCATCGAAATGATAGTCAGCGCTTCAGGGCGAAGTACCCAGCCAGAGGTGGAACGCAGTTCGGAAAGCACATCGATCGCCCCGCCCGCAATCGGGGTGGGAATTTCACGCGGTGCCGCCATGTCGCACAGCATCAGTGATGTGGCTTCCAGTGACGGACTCAGTCTGGCGAATTCATTGGTGTTGATTTTCGCGTTAACCTCAGGGCGCTCGACCTCCGGCATGGCGATGACGATCGCATCCGTTCCGTTTGCCCCGGCACCAATCAGCGTATCGTCATAACCCCATTCAATTTCACAATCAGCATCATCCCCCACACCATTAACGGTGCCTTTCACCGTGGAAGTACCACCGCCCGGACGCTGGTAACTGGTCAACTGAACGATCTGCTGCATTTCCATGGTACCCAGCGTGCGCTGAGGTCCGAGGATAACCATGCGTGACGCCCGGCCCATTTGCATAGTTCGGGTGCGGATCGCCTGAATCTGCGCCAGCAGGAATACCGCCATTTCGCCATGATCGTAAGTAAGTACGGTAGTGTTCCCGCGGCTGTCTGCCGGCAGGCTGATAGTAGTCGCACCGTTGGTGTTCAGTACCCCCTCACCGCCCGCCGGGTTCATTCCATAGAGCAGCGCGTTACGCATTTGCTGAAAAATCGCCTGCCGGGTACCGAGTCGCTGGGCTTCCGGAAGCGCAATCCCCCAGTTTCCCGCTGCGGCCATATCGTGATGATCGTAAATGGCGCGGGCACGGAACATATATGTCGGCGTGCTGACCATTCGCGCCTCCAGTGCCACAGAGGGTAACTGGTTGGCGTTACCTGACTGGCTTGAGGTGACCTGAGTGCGAATATCCAGGCGTTTCATATAAACGTACTGGTCGCCGTCTGCCAGGCGAACCAGCGGGTTACCGCTTGCCATGACAGAAAACGCACCGGATGCCTGCTGATACGACAGGATCATTTCCGGCATGATGTACGACGGATTTACAATTTGATAAGCGGGTGTAATAGCTGGCATTTCTTAGCCTCTCCTGATTACAGCAGAATTACCGCAGCGTTTCCGCTGTCGTTCCAGGTAGCAAAACCCGTTGCCGAATCGTAAGAAACGGTTTTGCTGTTACCCATCTGCATTTCGATGATTTTTACCGGAAGGGCAACGTCTTGCACTTTTGCCGCGCCTACCGTTCCCTGCGTGGTTGCATTGCCCGCAGGCACTGAAACCGGGGTAAAGGTGAATGTGGTTGCCGTAGGAACATTGAGCACCTGAACGATGCCGTTATATGCAGCCGGAGCCGCGCCCGTAATATCCACATAAGCCCCAACTTTCAGTCCGTGCGCGCTGGCAGTCGTCGCGGTCGCAAATCCCGCCAGACTCGCGGTGGGCGCAGTCCAGGTGATAGAGGTTGTTGCCACATCTGCCGCCGCGGTGCTGAACACATCCAGACAATCCTCAGCAAAGTTCCACACCAGCGGCTGTTTAACAGAAATCCCCGCGCTGGCGAGAGAAATCACGGCGTCAGAGGCTTTAACCGGAACACGCATCCCGGAACCCAGGCGATAAAACGACACGCTCATATTGCTGAGGAGAAGCGGTACCGGGGATTGCGGCGTGGTCAGGCCGTTATGTGCCTGGTTGAATACGGAAAAGCCCACCAGTTGTGAAAGGCTGGCAGCACGTTTGATAATGCTGCCGCGTGGTGCAGAAGAGGCACCCGGTACCAGTTCGTTAACAGGCAGCCCGCCCCATAAAGGTTTTATTTCATCACTGGCAAGGGTACCGGAAGCCAGCGCATAACGTGCCGCCGGATCGTCCAGCGCCACGCCCTGGATAAGACCATCAGATTTCGCGTAGAACGTGCCGCGCGCGTTAGTGGTCTGCATTGGATTAACTGACAATGCATTCGCCATGTTTATTGTTCTCCGGTTGATTACTGTTTGATGCCAGCGACTTTGCGGCTGACGGCCTGGAACGGTGCCCATGTGGCGGACGGATCGCCGATAAAGGTACTGATACGGCGCCCGGTGGCGTCGGTGCGGATGACTTCACGCAACCCGGCGCCGGGCTCCAGACTGGATGCCGCTGATGCCTGCGCATCGGCATAGATTTTTTTCTCTGCAATACTCAGGAGCTGGCTGTCTGCGATGGCATGCAGATCCACTTCTTTATAATCAGATGAGTATTTTTGCAGGCGGGTCATGATACGGCGGCGATATGGAATAGCGCGTTCCCCCGCCATCGGCTGCGGCGCACGCTCACCAAATGAAGCAAACACGCTGTCGGCCTTACACTGGGTATCAGCAATTTCATTACGCTCTTCATCGCTGAGCTCCTGCGGCACGCGGCTTTTCATTTCTTCCATGTCGGCGCGGATTTTTTCCAGTTCGGCATCCGCTTTGGCTTTTTCTTCTGCCTCCGCATCTGCTTTCGCTTTTTCCTCAGCGTCCGCTTTAGCCTTTTCTTCCTCCTCTTTCTGGCGGGCGGCGTCTTCATCGGCTTTTGCTTTTTCTGCGGCCTCTGCATCTGCTTTTGCTTTTTCCTCGGCGTCGGCCTTTGCGCGGGCTTCGCGAGCGTCCAGCGCCTGGTTAATAAGTGCTAATACTTTTTCTTCATCCATTTTCTGGACCTCGTTCAAAAGTGTGTCGGATTTAACTCCCGTCGGTTCCCCCAGCTTGTCCCAGACGCCCTGCTCACAAATAGCCAGGTGATCCAGTAAAACAGGGTTCCCCTCCAGCAGTAGCGGTTCACCGTCGACGTTGATCAGAACGTCATCGCCGCCCGTCACCGTGGGGGATGTACTCAGTTGCCGCGTTGAAAGAATCGTGGCGGCGTCAGTGTCGTAGATGCGGGCCATTCCCCACACCTCATCACCCTGGATCCAGGCAAATGCAATCGCACCGATAGTCCTCGCGGCGTACTCCTCGCTGTTCAGCGTGTTTTTCTCCGGGTGCAACCAGATAACCGGCAGGCCAGAGCACCGGGCGAGGAAATCATCAGTGAGGTAATTCTCGGGAGAGCGGTAAGCGTATTGCCTGAACTTAGAACGCCAGGTAACACCCGTTCCGGTGATACGCAGCGCCCACAGGTACATATTTCTGAAAAACTGCGGGGATGTGAGTTGCCCGCCAGCAATAAGCCCGGCAACGTCCTTTTCATTGAGTGGTTCGGCATCAAGCATTGCAACCATGCCGGGATGCAACGGCTCCGGCAGTTCATCCGGAGAAAACCAGCCACAGGCCTGATTTTCATCGTTCAGTACCGCGTCGAACTGCTCGGCATCATCTGCGAGGTAGGTAACATAGCCATCAATCAGGGTATGAGGCGTCAGCGGTGCGGAATAATCAAACCCGCATTCTTCCAGCACTTCACGCTTTGCCGCGGCTTCAGGCGTCTCCCCTTCTTCGAGTTTTCCGCCCGGTACCGCCCACGAACCATCATCCCCACGCTTAACCAGAAATATTTTCCCGCCAGACTTAAACAGGATCCCGGCAGCGTAGGTTTTCACTTATCCTCCGTTTTTTATGGTCTCGAAGTTTGCAGAACGACGACCGACTGACTTGTTGCCTTCAATGAATTTCCGCCATTTTTCGGTTTTCATTTCATCAGGGAGGCTTCGGACGTTGTAGATGTACGTCAGGTAGCATCGGCAAAATACCTCTTCACCCGGTTGAGTGATTTCATCGAGATAGCCAGCCGGCCCCACCTTCATAAAACCCTTCTTCAACGCCCAGTTACCGCGTATCGCATAGGTTTTCAGGTCGCGGTCCTTGTGTGGTTCCCGATAGTCATAATTGGGCTGGCGCCAGTGGCTGTGCCATACCGCCGCAATCGCCCCGCCATCGGTCGCAATGATGTTATCGATATTGGCAATCAGCTTATGTGTCTGATCCACCATCACGCGGCGCTGTTCGAAATCAATCTGCCGCGCTGATTTGGCGATATGCTGGCTTGTGGTAACCACCCCGGAACGCGATGAAGCAGATAAACCGGGACTTATCGATGTGATGGGGGAAATACTGGTCGCCCAGCCACTGAAACGCTGAATTGTCCGGTCAACAGCCTGTGTACGGTTCAGCTTTATCAGGTCTGCCGATGCCATAATCCGCCTGTCCAGTTCAGCCCGCAGCTTTGGTTCAAGATAATGCAGCGTGAAACGGCTGACGCCGGGGTGACGTTTCAGCGCCCTTTCCCGGCCAACTTCCAGATCGTAGGCAGCGGTCAGACGGCGGGACACATATCTGTAAAAATCATCGCCACCGACTTTATCCTCAGTGGCATTACGCAGGCGCTCAGTCCACATAATCAGACTTTCTTCACTGCTGTAACCATGTTCCAGAAAGAATTTAATCGCGTCACGCAGCTCTTTCAGAAAGGAGTTCATCAAAATTCCCCTCACCAGTCGGGGTTGCATCCGGCGGATTTTGTTCAAGCTGCTCGTAATCCAGTTCCAGACGATCAGCAAACAGGTTTTCGTTCATATTGGCATTCTCACAGGCCCATTTAATGAGTGTCGCCCTGTTTTGCGGGTCTTTGGTGAGCTGTGGCAACAGCACAGTCAACATCTCAGTGATCGCCTTAAAGCGTGTTTCATCGACTTTAACTTTTTCGCTTTCAGGCTCTTTCAGCGATGACGGCCAGACGTAATCAAAGTTGTTCACCCAGGAACTGAAAGCCGCCTCCCAACTGATACTTTTGTATTCCGGCAAATCGTTTTTCAGCGCCTCGAAAAATTCAGGCGACCACGCCCGGTACTGAACGATGCGCACGAAAAAATCATAAAGCGGCTGCAAATCCTTGCGCACATCGTCGATATACTGGGCAACCGCTTTTGCATCCTCCGTACCTTCACCAAATCCGCGCGTAAACGTTTCACTGTTGAGCAGAATCGCGGGCATGTCTGCCGCCGTCGCGATATTCGCCAGAATGTGATTACGGGCCGTATCAAGCGGTTTCTCCAGGTTCTGCATGTCAAGAGATTCAATCTTGTCATTCTCTCCCACCTGCAACACATCGCCGTTACCACCACGTTTCAGCATCCAGCGTTTAATGCCGGACATTTTCTGCATCATGTTATTGACGATAGAACTGGCCTGTTTGATGAACGCCACCAGCAGTCCGGCTTTAATCGTCACCATGTCGTCAGCGCGCATGGACTGAATAAATGATTTCAGCGGATACAGCGCACGCTGATACACGCTGCGCCCGGCAAAGCCGAATGATGACGGCGTGTAGGCCAGGTAAATTGGGTCCTCGTTCATCATCACACAGCACCGGCTATGGTGATATGGCTTACTGGCTACTGTTACATTCCCGACCTTTTGAAAGTCAGCGGAATTTGGATCCTGATTCATCACAATTGAGCCAGCAGTATTCATCGGATCCAGCACATTAAAAGTGATGGACTTTTTATACAGCGACTCAAACTCAGCAGCTTCGTTCGTTGGCTCTCCGTCGACAAGCATCACCACAGCGCCAACACCGTAAATTCGGGACTGACGCGCTGTATTGGCAATGATGCGATCGGCTTTAATCGCTTTCCACTCGCGCTCGAACGCCTCCCGCAACCGCTTTTCAGGGCCGCGCGTCACATGCACGGTTCGCGGTTCTGACATCGCCAGTTTTATCGGGCGGTCGACCATTTTTCCGCCCAGCGGATGAAACAAATAAATCAGCTTGCAGAGCTCATAACCCGCCTGCGCGCCGGGTTCAATGCTCCCGCCCTCCAGAATCTTGCTGAGGACGCCAGCATTGCTGCCCATGCAAATATCGTCGTCGTCCTGCATCAGAACCCCTCTCCGTTACCAAGACCAAGCGCGACGCCGTAGTTAAAGCAGTCAAACAGATCGTCGTCCTGGTTTTCTTCACCGATGATGAACTGGAGTACCTGCGTCAGAAGATGGTTTTTCTTCGACTGCTTGTACTCAACGATTTTGTCAAAGGCGTATTTAGAAATGCGTACCTTCCCGGACGCCACATAGCCAGAAATGTTGATGGCGCGGGATTCTTTGGGAAGTGACGTTAAATCACTGTCTATCGGGTGAACGTTCCAGCCCTCATTGGCCCCCTGCTGTAACAGGGTGATGCCGGTTGCCTTATCCTCAATAAACAGGCCTGTGGTCCCCATACGGGCGCGGCAGATTTCGCTAAGGTGTTTAGCCTTACCTTCCCACTGCGGCACAACGTCTTTCAGGAAATACCCGTCAATCTGGATAATGTCCCAGTCCAGAATGATAAGGTGTGGCGACGGCAGGTTATCCAGCGCAAACCAGATACACGCGGATCCGTCATTCTGGAGTTTTCCCTTTTGCGCACAGTCAACGACACCATAAACTGTATCGCAGGAAAACGGATAATCGACAGGCGCTCCGTCTTCCAGCAACCAGTCGAGCTTGAAAAAGTTCTGCCCGCGCCAGTCCACAAATTCAGCGTTATATTCCTGCTGAACCACCAGCGGCGGGCGACCGTCGATAATTCTGGCCAGCGCCGCCGGATTAATCGTCGGGTTGGCAGCGGTCGGCGCGTGATGTTCCTCCCAGCCCATCGATTTATCATTACAGGCCTGATAGAAAAAATTCTCGTCATCAACACCTTTCGGCGTGCCGGCCATGACTGCATCGCCGTCAAAGTCGAGCAGCGTCGGCTCAATGGCCTGTTCCCAGATATCCCTCATGCCCTTCTTGACGAGACTGCCCTCATCAATAATGACTTTGTGATATTTACGGGAACGGCCCGCATCAGGGTTGTCCAGCGTCCAGAACTCAACCTGACCGCCGCCTATCAGTTCAATAATCGAATCGGTCTTACTGGAACTAATTGTGATCGGCTTTAACAGGTCACGGATGGTCTTAAACGACGGCAACAGGATTTTATAAGACGGAGCAAACCAGCCAACACGCATCTGACGCGCCGCCCAGTTTCCACCAGCCTGTTCCAGCATCGTGGTTTTACCGAAGCGGCGCCCGGCACGGATGACTTTTCGCTTTGCCGGAGAACGGTAAATTTTCTTCTGCCCTGCATGGAACGGCAGGAACTCAATAACGTGTTCAGTCGCCATCAGGGGAATTCACCAGTTTAATGACCACTGTCGGCTCGTCGTCTTTGCCCTTGCCTTTACGCTTAAGCTCAACTTCCTGTTCCAGACGTTCGGCTTCGGCGGTGCGTTTTCGGATTTCAAGATCCAGCAGCCGTTGCGCCAGTTCGGATTCAGCCAGCCCCAGACGCCGCATAATCGCTTCAAACATTTTTTCGCGGCTGATGGTCGATATCTCAATCCCCCCCTTCACCAGTTTGGTACCGGAATATGCCAGGCGAGCTATCGGGGATAGTTTGGTGGTATCAGCAAAATGAGGTCGTCCTACTCCATCACCATTGCATCGGGGACAGTCAGGGTTAGGCTCGCGGTTGTGGTTGTAGCCGTATCCGCCAGCATCGTCCGGTTCTTTCCCTTTTTTGGCTTTTGCCTCCGCTTCCCTCTCTTCGAACTCGATAACATCACGCCATTGGTAGTTATGACCAAAGCCCCAGCAGTAACGACAACATCCACGGCGATATTGCGAGATTTCGTTAGCGTCGAACGTAGCGAGCTGCCACATCTTTTCGAGCACTTCATCTGCACTCGCCAAAGTGCGCACCAGTGAATCTCTTTGCTGCTGCGCAATTGCCTGCGCAACGTGAGGTACTGTGAGGAGTTGCCTACCGTAGCTTGCGTCACTGTAACCAGCGCGCTCTGCTGCGGCTGTTGCGTTCTGGTCTATGAGGTATTCAGCGACAAAGCGTTTTTGTTGGGGAGTGAGTTCACTATTAAGAAGTTTTTCTGCGCTTTTTTTTGCCTGCGCAGTGCGCATTTTTTTCTGCGCAGATTGTTGCGCATTTTGCGCAGTCGGTTTTTTTATGTAGCGGCGGGCAGATGTGTAATTCAGTCCCTGCGCTTCACACCAGTCTTTGGGGGAAATACCGGATTTAGCGTGATCGGCGAGGAACTGGTATTGCAGCGCTCCCCAGTCCGGTTTTGCCATAATTCTGCACCAGAGGTTAAAACCATTACGATGGGGCTACCCATGGTAATGGCAATAAAAAACCGCCCGGAGGCGGTTAGTAGGTGAAAGGAAGACCAAGTTAACGCGAATTATTACCCTGCATCAGATTGCAATTCGGGTTACGAAAGGAATCCTCGCAGAGTTACGTCACCTGAGCCCCTTGGCTCTTCGTGAATTGACCAATCAGCGTGACCTAAAAGGCGGGAGACTCCAACGTCCCAGACGCGGGTGGTAAAACTCTCAAGATGGTCACCCATCTCGGAATTCTCCCTTCGCACTATCCTTTCGAGTTCTGTTACCCCTGGCTCAGGAACCCTGATGTCACGATCAACGGTTGCTTAAGGGGAAGTCCAAAAACTGGGTCAAAAAGACCTCCTTGAACTTTCCGTGGGTTAACAGTTAGATAATATCTAATTCAGGAGCTACTTCAAGCACTGCGTTTTAATATAGTCCTGCAAAGCTCTCAGGGCTGTCTGGTCTTGCTTGATACCGGATCGGATACCGAGAACGTTTCGTCCAGCAACGTCAGAGAGTTCGATGGTGGCATCATAGCCCACGCCGGAGGGGCTGGAGGTTTCGGTTGTGGCTGGCACTGGACGGTGGCCTTTGACGAGCACCCGGCCGCCATTATTAAGCTTGCGCTGCAGATCACCATTTTCAGCTTTTGCATCGGCTAGTTCCTTTGTGTATTTTGCATCGAGGGCAGCAACATCACGCTGGCGCGTTTGCATATCGGTAATTGTCGCGTTCGCCAGTGTCAGCTTATGAGTAACGGTGTCGCGCTGCTCTTTGTAGGTGATGGCGTTATTTCGGTAGTGATTAGCCAGCCGACCGACAACAATTAGAGAGACGAGCAACAGGCCAACAAACATCGTTTTCCAGTTGAACATCATGACAGGAACAGAGCACGCTCCGCCTCACGCCGACGGGTAAGCCCCTTCAGGACTTTGCCACCAGCCTTATTCCAGCGCAGGAGCTCATCAGCGGCGCCAGCGTAATCACCAGCGTTTAGCTTCCGCAGCAGAGTTGATGTGGATAATGTCCGGGCGCCGAGGTTGTACGCGAACGACACCAGCGCATCAAACTGGCCTTGCGTCAACTTGACCTTAACCAGTCTGGACACATCATTTTCATAACCGACTAAACCAGTTTTAAGCAAGCGCTCGGCAGTAGCCTCGTCAATCATCATTCCGGGCTTAACTGGCTTACCATCAACAGAGTGGGTCCAGCCATAACCAATCGTCCAGGGCTCTCCCCTCGTTCCCGGGTCCGGATAAGCTGTCAGGCTACAGCCTTCAAACTCTTTAATCAGGGAAACACCCTTTTCACTGATTCTCATTGTCAGAACCTCCCAACCGCCCACTGATAAACTTCATTGCGAAGCCCCGGATAGCATCCACGCCGATAAGGCCGACACCGCCACCAATCGCAACAGACAGGGACTTGGGCCAGCCGAAATATTCCAGCGCAGATGAGAAGGTCAACGTCAGGGCGCCGCAAAGCAGAATTTCGAGTGTCTTTTTCTTCCAGCCACCACCACCACCGAAGTAGGCAATGCGTAGACCAGCCATGAACAGAGACATGAGAACTGCGCCCAGTGGGGTATCACCTCGCCACCAACTCTGAAACAATTCAATCAGGTCCGGCCAGGAATGGGGATCATTGTGCATTTTCATAAGCCTCACCTCCGACAGTTCGGATGGTGCTGTTTGCGGTAAGTGGTCAGGCTTCACGGGCTGGATTTATCAACAAAGCACGTAGCGGATGATTCCCGTGAGGCCTGAAACAGAAAAGGCCGCCAAACGGCAGCCTGTGAATATGTGCCAGATAGCGTCTGGCGGCGTATACCCTGCATCTGATACTGTTAAATCGCCAAAAATAACCCCATCAGACAAGAGAGCGAATAAATGGATAAATTTGATCGTCCCAGGCAACGCCTCTTTCTTCAGGGTTTATATGATGCCTATCCTGAAGAATTAACAAATGAACAACTCGAAGAACTGTTATCGACTTTTCCCGACAAAAAAGTTACTACAGCAAACCTTCTGTATCTGGAAAAGCATGGGCTTATATTTAGCGGATTACAAGAAGGCGCTGTTGGATATCACCTGGTGAATCGTCCAGCAATAACCCATAAAGGAATTGACTTTATCCGCGATGACGGTGGGCTTGGAGCGATCCTCAATGTTCAGACAGTTAAATTTCATGACAGTACTATCACCGCCCTGGAAGATATCATTCGTGTTGCAAATCTTCCTGATGAGAAAAAATCCGGGCTGATTTCAAAACTTCGAGAGCTTCCGTCAGATGCCATAAAACATTTGACCCTTCAATTACTGACGAAGGGGGTTCTGAATTTGCCGGCAGCACTTCCGATAATTGAAAAATTCCTCCGCCCGGTGTGAATTCTTTGTCGGGGCGGATCATAGAGAACCGCCCCCATCCAATTAGTGGACCAAGGAAAAACCAGAAATCATGCTGAGCCTCAGTGCTAATGAAAAATCCATTAGGGTGAAAGTGGCATGCGTAAATTTTCATGTATTTCCCCCAGAAACGCAAAAGCCCCGCGGTGTTATCCGCAGGGCTGAATATTCATGCTGGCCGAAACGATTGAACGGATTCCCAGCGTTAGAGTTGATGCTAGACGAAAATTCCGCGAACCTCAATATCTTTTTTCTATAAAAATTGCGATTTGTAGAAATTTAACCTACTTCGTAACTGACTTTAAAGCGCTGTCTGCATAACTTTCTTGCCTGTGACACTCCTCCACCAGCAATTCAAACAGTGGTTGCACGTGATCGTAAGCAGTGGTTTTTTTTACATCCCATACCGTACGAACGCCTTCCAAAACATTGGAGAATTTAAGTCGGGCATAACCTCTCCCCGTGCACCGGTCGCAAACTTTCATAACCGGCGCGCCCTGCTTGTCTGTTTTCTCCTTATCCAGCACCATCCCTTTACCGTGGCAACGACAGGCATTACTGATAACGCCTTTGCCGTTGCATGCTTTGCACAGAACCCGCGCGCTCTCCCGAACTGATTTCCACTCCTCCCAGTACGAGGGGAAAACGCCCTTGGTAACTTTTGCCCATTTTGGTGGCTTTCCGTCCGGGTACTGAATTTTATTGGTGAAAACTTCGACTTCGGTAAAGCCGCTACCATCGCAGCAGTCACATCTGCGCACACTGGCCGCGCTGCGCGCATAATCCTGGTATGCAAAAGCACACATAATTTCGAGCACGCGTCGGCGAACTTTTTCATCGAGTTCTTTAACTGATTTGAAGCGTTGGGATATCTCAACAGATGAATCATAGAGCGCCTCCATCGCCCGGTCTGGGCTACTTATGCCAATCTTTGCCAGGTAGAGATCAAAGCCAAATCCGCACTTCGCGTTAACCAGCCCAAGTGCGGCCATCACGTCAGTTCCGGTCAGGCAGTCGGTGGCAGTCGCCCTCGAGGAGTCACTGTACATCGGTGATTTAGGCGCGAAGTATTTAGCGATTGATTCGAGGTTCATTAGGCTGCTCCTGCTGAATGATAGATACGAACAAAATTACGAAGAATGCGGTAATCCACCAGCACCGATCCCCGGTAGCGGTAAATGCGAAGGCGCTGCCAGCGCGCGCGGAGTATCTCGATCAGTTCTGGTTTCATGCCGCCTCCAGCTTTTTTAGCGCACGCAGATCCGCCAGAGCCGCGAGCCTGATTTCCTTCAGCTCCTCGACCGTCCATCGGTGCGGGGTGTTATTGTTCTCGAGTTCCAGCACCGCCGCCTCACCGTAACGCTCAACCAGCGCGGCACGATATGCTTCGATGTTCCCTGATTTGTAGACGTTGCAGACATCACACTGAAGATGGATGTTGAAGCGAGTGAAGCGCAGATGCCCGGCGGCGGCCATACTCCTGTAATGGCCTGCATGCCATGCGAATGCCGTCTTCGTTCCACAGGAGATGCAACCGAGTCCTTCTGCCAGTTCGGTTTCGCGGCAAATGTCATTTACGGCGCGCTGCGTCAAGTCAATCCAGTGTTTCAGCGGCTTAACCGCGGCTTTCCGCTGGCGCCAGGCGGCGCGTTCTTTTTTCTCAGCGGCGCGCTGAAGGGATTGCGCCTTACGTTGCGCGGCTTCGCGAGCTTTTCTGGTCTGTTCTTTGCCGACGGCGCTGGCGCACTGGTACGAGCAAACGATCTGCCCCTCGCGTATCGGGTGAAACCACTGGCGGCATTCTTTGTTTGCGCACTTACGGCGCGGTAATTTAGCCATGCTCACCCCCAGACCTTTTGGCGTAAGGATTTTGGCGTCCGCACCCGGCGTGCATATTCAGGTAATTTCGCGCTGACAGTCCAGGTAATGAAATCAGGATTAAGGCTGCGCTCAACCTTCACACCGCGGCGCCGGTATTCCGCCACCAGCTCATCCGCCTCTTCGGTGGTACACACCGGATGCTGAAACCATGTCATTTTCATGCGAACTCCAGCAGAGGCGCGGCCACATTTTCAACTTCTTCCGGAGAGGAAAATTTACGAAACAGAATCCAGTTCCACAGGACGTTCAGCACAGCTTTATAGACCTGTTGAAACTCGGTTTCGTCCATACTGGCGAACGCTATGGATTTCGCCCGGCGCCCGCGGCTGCCATCCGGATAAAAATGCCCGGTATAAAACCCGGCCTGAACGGTTACCCATTCCCGGAAGGCATCAAAAGATTTAAGAAGGGCGACGTCCCCGGTTCGCAGGGTAGCTACGTTATGGAGGTACTGTTCCGCCGCCTCGTTAAGGGCCGGGGTATATTCCTGGCCTGCGGAGTCGCAAAGAAAATTAACGAACCCGGAGATAAGTTTCTGTTCCCGCGATGTGACCGTGCCACCCGTTGGCGTCCAGTAGTCGAAACCAAGCTGAAGGAGTTTAAAAAATCGTTTATGAAAGGCGTAGTTGCGGACACGCTTAAAATCGGCGTGTATCCACTCACCGATTTTTACTGAGCGCAGGAAATCCCCACTCTCCGGCGTCGCCGGGAGCAGAAGCCCTGATGAGGTTTGCTTGACCAGTTGTAAATGCGCCATCGTTCTCTCCGTTGGCGCAGTAGATTGGGAGTTCAGCCCACAGACGAGTATAACAAAGGATGATTATTCATGATAACCGGCCCTGATAGTCAGCTCATTAATCAGGCTATCGCTCCCCATGATGTCATTTTGCAACAACGGCAGAAACCGGACATAGCGGCCATCCCGATACATCAATGACCTGTTGCAGTCAGGAAAAAAATCCATTTCAGCAATTACTGTCATGTCATCACGGCGAATAACAGCATATTTACAAGTGAATGTTTTATTTAATTTTTTCACGGTGTCTCCATAGATAACGAACTTAAGCATTTTTAAAGCACCTTCATTCTCACCATGAATATATAGGAGACTACTAATTATCATTATTAATAAATATGGCTATTTTTTGACATGCTCATTTCCCGGACATTAAAAACCCGCCGGAGCGGGTTGAATGTGGGTGCATTGAGGATACCTGACACATCAGAGGCGGCGGGGATTTCTCCCCGCCGGGTCTCTTACCCCTCAAATTCGTAAGCCGTGAAGACAGCGGCCTCCGTCTGTCCGTACAAAGTTCATATTCATCTGATAATATTTAATCAGACACTACTTTAAGGTAAATTTATCACGCTCGGTATTAAAAAAACATTCACTTTTTCTAACTATCATACCCATACAGATAGGCTCCCGACTCAAAGGATGCTCTAATCCCTGACACACCAGGTTGAGGAATGCCTCTTTGTCAAATAAGCAACAAATATCTGACTGTGATGATACTTTAACAAAAACACCGTTTGTTGGAATATCCAGCGTTATCGGACAAGTTAAATGTTCTTCAGAACATGCAAAACTTCCTGCTTCAACCTGAAAACTACAGAAATTAATCCTAACAGGTAATAAATCTCTTATGTTGGCAGGTTGAGTATTAAAATGGTATCTGGCGTTCTGGGATTCAGAAAAAGTTAAAGATGCAGGCGGTGCAGGCATATTCCATGTACGATTTAATTGGCGTGCCAACCTTTCTGCATTGCTAAACCTTTCTGGATAACTCCTGCGAATATCACTATAAACCTGCCCCGGCTCACGCCATGGAACCACCTCAAATGCTCCTTCGTCGGGGCTATGACGCACCAGGTATAATGCATCACGTAGTTGCACCTGTATTTCAGTCGGCCCAGTCGCGCCATCAGGAGGTCTGGCTGCATTACGTATACTGTCGAGAATATCCGAGGGTAATGTCTCTATTCTCATATGGGTATTTAAATATACATTTGGAAAACTTAATGGCATATTTTATTTCCTTTTATATTATTAAAGTTAAGAACACTGTAATTATTATTTTTTTGAAAACATACCCCACACCATCTCACTATCATCCACACCTAACTAATACTTAAATATCCTGAATGATCTAGTATTTTTAATGCAACGCTTTCAATCAAATTTAGGACATATTCCATTTAGTCTGTTCATTATTCACACGTAGTTTCAGACGGGACTCAGCACATCCTTCCTGGTATTCGATTTTCATTCAGATTTCGCCTCCCGGTAATTTCCCCGATAAAATGCCAGTACCCTTTGCATCGTCACGCTGTTCCGGCACTCCGTACAGATAACGTTTCTGGTCCGGTCGTAAGAACTCACTACACCTTCCGGCGTTTTCAGAAAGCGGGTAATCCTGGCATCTTCACGTTTCTGCTTCCAAAGCCGGAAAGCCCGTTCCGAAGGGAAAATACCGCTTCTCCCGGCCTGATACAGATCCCCACAACTTTCCGCCTTTTCCAGGTAGTGGCGGGCTGTAAAAATGGTTAACCCCGTTATCTTCCGCAGTTCTCCAAACGTCATCTGACCGTGGGTTCGTACCAGTTCCGTCAGGCGCTTCTGTATTTCAGCTTTCTGCGCCGGTGTGTAATTTCTGCTCATAAGTCCCCCCCCTGTTAAAGCCTTCCCGCCGCCTTACGCCGTCTGAATTCTTCCATCATCAGTTGTGCCGGGGTTGGCCCTGCCGGATGACGCGGCGCTGCCAGTTGACGGCGTACCGGCGGTATGCTGAAACCATTACCGACGTGTTTTGTCCACTTCGCCAGTAACCGTTCTGCAAGTCGTTTCAGTTCGCCTTCCGTCATCTGGTGCTCAACGCCCGTTCTGCGCATCTCGGTGCAGATGTGATACAGAACCGGCTGAGGCCACGGATATTTATCACTGCCGGAGTAGCGCCAGGACTCGTTACGCCAGTGACGATATTCCGCCAGCACCGCATCGGCTGTGAGACCAAACGCATTAGCTCCGCTTTCAGAAACCAGCGAAATAAACTCAGCCAGGTCCGGCGGCCATGTCTCAGCCGCCCGGCATCGCTCCATACACTGCTGACAAATCAGCCGGATTTGGCGCTCAGTCATCGCCCCAATCTGGGCCACCCACAGCTTCGAAGGTGCCGCGCCGTTCTTCTGCGTCCATCGGTTCGAATAAATTTCCCCCATGACTTCCCAGAGTCGCCAGGCCGTCTCCGTCGCTGGCGATCCCGTTTTCGCGTTCCCACTGCACGCGGGCTGCCCTGATTTGCTGTACTGCCCGCGATGCGGTGCTGTCTGGCTGGATTTCTGCATGGCTTTCTCCCCTGCTGGCTGGTTTCGCCTTTGCCCTGACGTGGTTTACGTGACGGGCGAATTTTTGTTCCCACTGGATTTGTGTGAACACCTTTCCCTCCGACGTCCAGTAATCCCTGAACGCGACAAGCTCCGTAGGTAAATACTCCGGCTCTGGTAACGCAACGCCCCACTGGGCGGCCCGTTGTCGGAAATCCAGCGAGGGATGCCAGTCATCCATCATTGAGAATTTCCCGATCGGCTCGTTCAGGCCTTCCCGGTATTCCGGTTCAGTCACGACAGGCTGTTGCATAATTCCAGGCTGACTAACCGGAGCACTCGCGCGCGCGCACGCGTTATGTGTGGGGTTTAATTCTTTTAGATCTATATCTTTATTAGTTCCCTTTTTGTTGGCTTCCTGTTTAAACACCGAACCAACACCTGTTGAACATGTGTTACTTCCACTGGCGGCCTGCGTTTTCTTCCTGTTCCTTCTGGACTGAACAGATGCTTTCCCTGCTGCCGACTTTTTCGCCAGAACATCCCTGACCGCAGCGAGATCATTTTCGATACGCTCATGAGTCCATTCAGTGCCGTTATCAATGAAAAATTCTCTCAGGGACTCTTCCACAGCCCCCCATCGTTCACTGCTAATCCGAGCAATTTTTGCCAGCCTGTTTTTCGGGATAGCTCTTCCGGTCTGCCAGTAATTGAACATCAACAACAAATAGGCTCCATGCTCCTCGGCAGAAAGGTGCATGGTGTCCGCCAGATAATCAGCGATGTAAAGCTGCATGTATGGAAGTGTGGCCATAAAGCCTCTCTACGCTCTTTTCCGGGCGATCTGAAAACATAAAAAATTACTCACTGGTCATGTCTCTTGTACTGCTGGCGATAACCGCTACGTAACGCCTGTAATGCATATATGGCCTCGTCACACTTTCGCTCAAAATCCGCCAGCGGCGCGCCAAGAAGTACCGCGCTTGCCACTGCGGTTTTTTTAAAAGCTGTGAAAGCAGGTATTCAATGCTCTGCCCTGCCGTTATTCGTTTATGCAGTTCCGGCGCACTTTTGCGGATCGCCTCCAGAATAGCGGGGATCAGCGCAGAGAATTTCTCGCAGTGCTCCGCCGTTTCCCGCTTCCGCCAGCGCTGAAAAATGTTTATCCGGTTACGGCGCCATGCGTCGTAATCCACCGTTCCGTCGTCACGCTCGATACGGTGAACCGCTATTTCCGGTCGCGCCGGCTGCTCCAGGAATGCGCGGGTGATCAGTTGCGTGGCGGTTTCCTGGGTTATCTGTAGATATGCCAGCCATGACGATAACGCCTGACTGGCTGTTTCAGGGGTGATCATGGTTGTTCACCTTCGCTAATATGGTTCTGCTATCGTTCACATGAGGCGGGAAAACATCATCAAGAACACAGCGAGATCCCAGATGGTTAAGTGTGGCAACAATTTTTCGGCACTCCTCCAGTCCGGGTGTGCGAAAATTTGCTTCGTAGTTCGCCAGACGGCTCTGTATCCATCCCAGGTGAGTCGCAAACTGCCGTTGAGATAGCCCCAGTTGCTTTCTGTATGTTGAAATTTTGTTCATTTAAAACCTCCGCCAACAATTCTAAACACAATTTGTGTTGCATGGTCAAGCTGTTTTGTGTTTTGCGTAAATCACGCATCGTGATAAAAGGGAGCCATGAGAAAAGAAAATGAAAAAATTGCCGCCAGCCGGCTTAATGATGAGATCGCAATGCGCCTCAAGGAGCGCAGACAAAAACTCGGTCTGTCTCAAGGTAAACTGGCTGAGATTTGTGGATGGACTCAGTCACGCATAGGAAACTATGAAGCAGGAAGTAGAAATGTTGGGGTGTATGATGCAGTTGTACTTGGTGAAGCACTAGGTATTTCCCCACCCGAACTTCTGTTTGGTGAAAGGGACTCCTCGCAGGCATGGCTAAGTGATCAACACAAAAAATTGCTTGAGTTATTCAATCAGTTACCAAGCTCAGAGCAACAACGAATGATTGATCTCTTTGAGGTTCGTTTAAAAGAGATTGATGACTATGTTGAAACGTACCTAAGAAATCGCCTTAAAAACTCAACTCAACCTCCAGAAAACTAACTTAAGACTTGACCTGAATAGTTTAAAACCTGCCACTGGCGGGTTTTTTATTGCCTCAAGCCCAGCAGAACGCCCTCCCTCAACCAAAAACACATTATGTGTTGACAATTACACATCATTACGTGTTTAATGAATTCATCAAGACAACGCCAGACCAGATAACAGCCGGACAATACCAAGAGTTATCCCGCTGCTGAGTCGGGCTAAGTAGCCAGCCTGAGGCATACGAACATGACGGCAGTTGTTGTTAAGTAACAAGCGCAGTAGATAAAACGTTCCGCCGCCGGGCGTTAAGCGGGAATGAGGTCAGCATGGATTTCAATACCCCCATGGAAAAGGCTTACCAGGAATACTTTCAAAGCCTTATCGAAGGTAAGGGGGCGCTAAGCTTCGCAGAATTTGTAGAGGTACTGTCATGAAAATAGAAATATTCAGAATTGAAGGACGAGTTTGTTTACTCATATCCCCAATCAGTATCTCTATCGCGGAGCGCCTTGCTACTGCCATGGAAAACAGCGAAGTCGTTGCAGCTCTTGGTGCTTATCTCACATCCGTTGGCGAGGCACCAGATGGAGAACTCGTTGGGCTCTATCTCTACTTTGATCACCTCGATACCACTGCGTTCATAACGATCAATCATCTGATTGAAGCGGATAAGCCAGTCCCGATAATCGTCAGGTAGCACCCACGAATCGGTCAAAATTTCTTTGCATGATTCGTACTGATCGAGATTTTTGAACCAAAAAACACTAATTGGACGGGGTGTCATTTTTATGTCCTTACTGGTTGTGTGAGAACTCCAGTATACCACCGCCCCGATGTGGATAAAGACGGGCGTCAGCTCCACGATACGGAGCACGCAACACGAAAGCGCGTTCGCTACTTAACTAAGGTTGTCGTTAAATCCACCGATCCTGGTTGAGCGCGCTTCCGGTTGCGAGTGGAACCCGTGACATTGCTGTGTGTAGTCTTTGGCGGTACCAGTTCATTCCTTTCTGGTTTCCGCCCTTTTTAAAGCGAATTTTGTGGTGTGGTGAATGCGGCTAAGCGCACGCGGCACAGTTAAAAAGACATAACGGTCCTTCATGTTGTGGGTGGAAATAGTAGTCGGCGGTAATGGTTAACTGGTTATCGTCACCTGGAGGCACCAGGCACCGCACCAACAAAATTCGCTTATAAACAGGCAAAGAGGATAAAACGATGATACCTGTCATTACACCTCGTTCCGACTGGATGCGCAGTCCGGCTAAACAGCAGACTGCAATAAACAGAAAGCCGGGCTTGATTCGTAAAATTTATACTCTACTCACCCAGAAAGGAGACCCGACATTAATTAACTGCGCATATTGTCAGAAAGCAATACCGGAAGAGACCGCATACGAATATGAACTGATATATATGCACGGAACGCTTATTTCACGTAAAAAACAAAAATATTGCAGTAAACGCTGTGCCAGCCATGACCAGATGGCACATGAACTTTAATTAATCATTTACTGAAACAATAAAACTATGCCAGCAATGGCAGGGATTCACTCAACCTGAAAAAGGAAATAAAAATGAAAAATACAACGCCTGATGTAGCAGTATTACAGGAACTAAAAGAACTCACCAGCCGTATATTTAAAATATGCGAGCAAAACAATATGCCGGTAGTTATTGGCTATTCATACGAGTTAAGCAGAAACGAAGATGGCTATTCAATAAATAAATCAATAACTGCATATGCAGATGAAAAAACAGGGGCATGGGACTCCACTATAGCCGCAGCAGCCATGTTGCTCAAAGTGAAAGACGTCCCCCGGGAGGTTATTGGTGCATTGAAGAGCCTGTCTGTTGCCAGTGATTTTGCACGGGCGATGTCTGAGGCCTCAAAGGAAAAAAGCCTGCATTAAATGCAGGCGCTTCCCCGGCTTTACATCCCGGCGATGCTGAGGTGAGCGACCAGACCCACCACCAGAGACATGACCAGTGAGCACCCGGAGAGGATTTTCACTGTTTAATCTTAACTGAGGTTAAAAAACAATGAGCATTAAGCAGGAAGAATATTCATTTTATTACAAGGTTAAAAATGAAAGTGCCAGGAAACGCCTCGGCTTTAAAGCCGGTTTTTTCTGGTGTACAGCTAAAAAGCAGTCACTCGCCCTCTCCCGTGGCGAACTGGCTATGGATGCTGCCGGATTTGATGAAGCTGATTTTGCCAGACCTGTACGCGTACATTTTCCGGTAGAAAATGACATTCCGCCCGAGGGTGTCTTTGACACTAAATTTTGTGAAAACCGCGAACCCGGTGGCGAAGACGGCAAAACCCTGACACTTATCCCCGGCGCAGCTTCTGCTGTTAAATCAGATGAAACAGAACGCGCCGACGGTGCTGGCACTCCTGCCGGAGAAAACGGGATACAGGAATCTCATAACCCGCCAGCAAACCCTCAACTGACCGTGGTTGCGACACTGCCGTTCCGCCATCGCGTTCTGGCACAGTATATTGGCGATGGAGAATATCTTTATCACGTCGATACAGACCAGAAAAAAGAAATTCTGCGTCTCGAAATGGACACCGATAATTCATATGTCCAGAACCTGCTGCTTGCCGCCGAGAATGTTGAAGCGTTCAAGAAAGCCATTGAACATGACATTCACAAAATAGTGAATGCCGTTAAAAAAGTATTCCCTGTCGATGGAAAAACTCCTGAACTGGCGACTGTTATCCAGTTCCTTAAAACATGGTTCGAGACGGAGCATATCGATCGCGGTTTGCTCGTTAAGGAGTGGGCGAAAGGCAACCGTATATCGGCTATTCAACGCACTGAAAGCGGCGCCAACGCTGGCGGTGGCAATAAGACTGACCGTAACCCTGATTACGAACACACTCTTGATACTCTGGACGTAGAGATTGCAATGGCCACTTTGCCTATGGACTTTAATATCTATGAGCTACCTGGCAGCGTTTACCGTCGCGCAAAAGAAATCGTAAAGAAAAAGGAAAGTCCGTTCAAAGAATGGTCCGCAGCACTTCGCGCAACGCCCGGTATCCTGGATTATTCCCGCGCCGCTATTTTCGCGCTGATCCGAAGCGCACACCCTGAGTTTTATCACTACCCCGGACGCCTTCAGGGGTATATCAACGCCAACTTAACGGAGACTGATCACGAGAACCCCACCGAGGAAGCTCTCACGGCTGCCCGACACACTCCGGAAAAAGACGCGGTAGAAGAAGCCAACCGACAGCTTGCCGCCGCGCGCGGTGAATATGTGGAAGGCATCAGCGACCCGAACGACCCAAAATGGGTGAAGACCGGGACAAGCCAGCCGACCACCGAACCTGAACTGGTTAAAAATGTTGGCAACGGTATTTTCGACGTGTCCGCTTTAATGCAGAACTCATCAACTCATGGCACAGAAACGAATCCGGAGACCACCAGCAATGTGCAGGTTCAAAAAGCTGACAGTGATGAAAAACAGGCTGGTGATGCGGTGCAGGCAGGCGAAGGCGATCTGGGTACTGGTAAAGAAGCAGTTACCGTAGAGAACCAGAATCAGGCTGAGACGCACCAGAACAACGATTCTGTGAGCCAATCTGAACCTGAGGCGCAACAAAACGTACCGGAATCGCAACAAGAAGAGCCAGAAGCAGCCTGGCCGGAATACTTCGAGCCGGGCCGCTATGAAGGTGTACCAAACGAGGTTTACCACGCCGCCAACGGGATCAGCTCAACTCAGGTGAAAGATGCTCGCGTGTCGCTGATGTACTTTAACGCGCGTCACGTAGAGAAGACTATCGTCAAAGAGCGCTCTCCAGTGCTTGATATGGGCAACCTGGTACATGTTCTGGCTCTACAGCCGGAAAACCTCGAAGCAGAGTTCAGCGTAGAGCCGGAGATCCCTGAGGGTGCTTTCACCACCACCGCCACCCTGCGCGAGTTCATCGACGCGCACAACGCCAGCCTGCCAGCGCTGCTGAGTGCTGACGATATCAAAGCGCTGCTGGAA